CAGCCTTGATACACCCACCGTGTACACGCCGCACAATGCACACGACTTTCCACGCTCAGGCTAGCCGCCCTGCCCACGCAGGGTGGGGACCCCTCCCCAGGAACACAGGTCCTATCCCCGGCCGCGCCACTCCCATCGGAGCGGGCCCAAAGCGCTGATCCTACGACGAGCCAGCACGGGGTTGGTGGCCTCCGTGGTTCTACTGACATCGCCCTGCGGACTAGGCTCTCGCTTTACAGTGAATTAGACACAAAACCCAGGTGAATTCGCTTGCATGCGCCCCCCGACTGGAGCGGGGGGTGGGGGGGGGGCAGAGGGGAAGGGCCATCACCGGCCCAGGCCGTTAGGCCACTTGCCAACCGGCAAGGGAGCTTTGCCCTTGCCGCCTGACTTCTGCTGGCTAGGCTTGCCCTTGGACTTGGCCTTGCCCCCGCCCCCTGGCGGCGGCTCAGCCTTGCCCTTGCCTTTGGGTTCACCTGCCTTGGCACCGCCGGGCTGAGCGTTACCGCCCTTGCCCTTAGGCGCCTTGGTCTCGACCTTAGCTCCGCCGGGCTGGGCCTCACAACCCTTACCCTTGGGCGCCTTGGCCTTGCCAGCTCCCTTCTGCTTACCGCCCCCACCCTTGTCGGCGCGTGCAGCGGTGTCCGACCTGCCATCCTTGAAAGCAGAGTCCTGGGGCTTTGTGCCCGCATATGAGCGGGCAAGCTTGGCCGTCTCTTCCGCATCCGCCAGTAACATGCGACTACGGAACATCGCTGCCACTTTGCGGTGCTGCCCTGTAGCGTGGTTGACGAGGGGACGCAAGAGGCACCCAATGTCCTCGAGCTCGGTCCACAACAGCATGGGGTCCTGGACCATTCCGTCCGTGACCTCAGTCGCCATCGCGAGCGAGTCGAAGGCCAAAAGGCCTGCTATAACGTCCTCTTTGGGCACCGTGGCCAGCTCTGGCAGCTCGGATCTCCACGCGGCACAACACACCCGTATGACCCGTTCACGCCTGACTGCACTGATCAGCTCGTGCGCGTGGTCGCGCATCTCGCCACACACCTGAAACGTGGTGCTGGCAGCTTCTTCGAGCCGTCTGCGCTCTGGGTCTCGGTCACCATACACAGTAGCATGGGACCTGGCTGCGTTGGTGCCCACGAGGGCTTCGAGCTTGCGAAAGCAATAGTCGCCATGGGCCAAAAATAGCCACCTCACGCCAAGGGACTCTTTGTTCATGATCGCCAACGCATAGAACTTTGTCAGCGCCAAGGCACAGTAATTGTCGTCGCACACCACGTCAAGAGGCTCTCCCTGCTCGCCGCGAATGACTTCGTGCTGGGAGCTCAGTGAGCAGTGGGGCAACTTCCTGATGGCCTTGAGAACCTTAGGGACAATGACAGCTACTTCGTAATTGTCAGACTTGCCGTTGGGTAAGCCAATCCATGCGGATAGCATCTCAAACACGGCGTTGCGTCCGACCATATCGAAGTCGTCGGAAGTGGTTGCCGGCTCGAAGATGAAGCCGGTAGCCCTGCTGAGCTCGGCGGAGTACTTGACAATAGTCTCCCTTGTGCCGAGCTCGGACCATCCCTCAGACTTCGGGGGTATGATTACGTGGGCCTGATCGTCGCCCTCATACACGCCCATGTGGTAAGTATGAATCTTACTCTCCTCAAGGGCGTCGCACTTGACGGATGTATCGTCGACCATGTGGGGAGCCAGCGGCTCCCATTCGACAAACTCCGCTACGTGCGGGAGGGCGTGGCGTTGCCACGCGGGGTGTTTAGAAGCGGCGGCGTGCCGCTCGGCCGTTCGCCACTTCTGATACGCGTCCTCACCATACACGCGCAAAACACACACACCGTTCTCAACGGTTGATTCCAACCGGTTGATGAACGACGTCGGGCCGATGCCGGACAACAAAATTGCCAACAGCGGGGTTAGCTTCAAGGTCCAGAACTTGAGGTCCAACGTCCCGCGTGGGAACGCATCGTTAGTCAAGTGTTCGTCTGGTGAGTAAACATACCCTCGAGTGATCACCTTTTCCTCGAAGAGGTCGTTCATGACAGCTAAATACTTGATGCACTTCTTCCACACCGAATCTCGGAAGCACGCGTCGTTCTTGCTCTTGTCCGTCCCGAAGACTAGGGCGCCCTTTGGGACAGCGCGCAGAAACTCTGCGAACCGGATCCTCTTGGTGTCCTCAGTGAGGCCCTTGAGGTTGGTGTGGTTGTAGAGCACCGCATGAAGCGCTTCTAACGCCTTGACAATTGGCGATGTCCGCGCTTGATGCAGTCCCTCTGACCCGGCCACGCCCGGGGTGATGACTGCGCGCGCTCGCGCGCTGTCTTCCCCTTTCTTACAAGCGCCTGATGCTTTCAGGCGCTGCATGTGTTGGGCTGTGGCCTTGGTCTGGGAGAGCAGCTCGCACATGGCATGGTCCGTAGCGAAAAACGACTCGTCTGCAATCTGTTCCTCCAGCCACTTCTCGTAACTCTCAGTGGAGTACGAGTTGGGGCGGCCATCCTCGAGGAAATCATAGTCGAATCGCTGCTCGTCGGACGTGAGAAGCTCCTCAAAATCAGCCTTGTGATCTTGAATGAGCTCCTCCCACACGCGGTCGTGCTCTGGAGTTAGTCTAGCCTTTTCGCTCCTGTCTAGGTGAATGACGTACTCATCGGGTGTCCCCCTTGCAACCACAGTGTCGCTGTCGCCAAAGTGGCGATACACAGCTCCAATGAAGTTGAGGGGGTTCGTGTGGTCGTTCGGCGAGGGCTTGCCGAGCAAGTCCACCCCAACGTGGACAGCCCCAACCACATCCTTCTTCTCCTTGAGTTCGTACTCACCAAAAGCAGCGGTTTCATAGAGGACCATCACCTCGCTGAGGGTCCCCTTGATTTGAGGTGCCGGCACTGACAGCACCATAGGCGCCGTGGCGTGGCCTGCATCCTCCTTGGCCTGCGTGAGCTCGTCAATGGCCTCCTCCAGCTCCTGCGAGGCGAAGAAGTCCTTGAACTCGGGCTGGTTGCCTGAGTAGCCCAGGATATCGCAGTGGTTCTTGCCGGTGTCACC